TAACCTCCCCGTCCGGGGCGCAGGAATGCACCACGGGGCGATCCACGGTTACCCTAGGAATGGGTATTTGCGCCTCTCCCTTCGTTCTGAGGTCTTTGAGGGCTTTTCTGGCTCTCTTCCCCGAAAGTGCAGGGAAAGCCTGAGAAATCAATCCTAGGGCCATTTCTGTGGCATTCTCGTCCATGAGCAGATCCACCATCTCTGGCGCGGCCTGCGCGATCTCGTCCAGAGTCATGGTCTGGAGGTAGGTGCGGGACTCCCGCTGCCAACCAACATAGGAGATCATAAGACCCTTTTCGAGCAGATAATTAGCCCCCAGTTCCATGTGTTCCCGGAAATTTGGGATGTAGCTCGACCTCATCCACTTCAGGAAGCCAGAGACCATCGCCGCCCTCGGCATGGATGCCATAGAAGTCGGGAATGCCTTGATGTGGGAGCGTTGGAGGGCTTGGTCAAACAAAGCTACATAGGTATCGATCCGCTCACCGATGACATTTACCTCTTGGTCGGATGCTCCCTCCCACGGGAATGCGTTAGCACCGTGCTTGCGGAGGTCGTCACTCTTGCCCGGCCAAATGTTGCGCCGCTCGTCATAGCTGCGCAGGCAGGTCTGGAAGTACTCGTCGAGGTCTATGAGTGCGGTTTCGTAGGCGTAGGTGAGCGCACCCACATCTGGTTCCTTGTCCAGATAAATCAACGATTCGCCTTCTAGGGCTTCTGAGTCAGTTTCCATAATATAATTCGTAGGTGTCGGAGTCTAATTTCCTGTTGATTTTAATAGTCTTGTGAAGCAGTCGCTGGGACATGCGGTTTGGAACCTCGATGGCAATGCGATTCCCATCCAACCCTGCATATACATACCTTGGGTTAATTGCTAGTCCAATAACCGTGACCTCCAGTGGCTCGGCTGCTGGGTCTGGGGCGGGAATGACCGCTTCCGCTTGTGGTTCTACCTTTGGCGCAACCTTCTTGGCCACCTTCTTTGCTGCTTTCTTCTTTGTTTTCATGGTTAGTATCCTCCTGTGCCTTGTCTAGTTACAGCTATATGTGACCCGTCCACATGGTCAATGCCAGAGATTGCGGCGTAGCGCAGGACATCTATGGGGTCTTTCCACGCCTCCTTCAGACCACCATCGCCCGTGTATTCAGATAAGGCTTGGATGATGTTCTCACACTCGGAACTGACATAGAAATGCGGTCGGTTGACCGAATCTGACGGCATAGTTACATTCCAAGACATTTTCCCGATCAAAGCTTGCAACCCATCGTCGATTTCCAAGCCGGGGGCGGGTATGCACACGATGCCCTCGTCGTTCAAATCCTCGATAATGCTACTAGCTCCGTCAGCAGACTGGTACTTGGCAGCACCAAGTCTGGGGTCGATCAGACGCTCCATGATCTCCTCGTCACCCTCTAGGTCTCTGATTAGCTCCACATAGTCCTTGATTCCGTAGCCCTGCCCCTTTGCGCCATCGCCAGCAACCCACTTGCCTCCTCGCCACTCGGCCCAATCGCCCACATCCACGCCCGGCCATTCCCTGTAGACCCAGTAGGTTCCGCTCGCGTCAACGGCAATCCATGCCATAAACCAGTTTTTCGCTCCCGCAGGATCGACAATATGGTATAGCGTCACATTTTTCGTCGGAATAGCGTGAGGCTCAACCACATTGACCTCCTTGTTGAACTTGGGAAATTTGGTGGCGTGGGACTTAACCGGAACCCCGTACGCGCGAATTAGGATCTCCTCCCTAGGCCTACCAACCAAAGTCTCCTTAATCCGCTCGTAGCCACCGAAAGGGTTGTCCTGTGAGTGAAAGTAATGGACGCTGGCGTTGCGTTTCTTACTCCTCTGGACATATGGAACAAGCTCACCATTTAGCAGTTCAGCCTCGCGGCTTTCTATGCTGGTTGCTCCATCCAAATACTCTTTGATCACCTCCGTGTACCCGTCAATCGGGGTAAAGGTGAGCAGTAGCTTTGCGTTGCGGGTTGCCAGTCGGAACCGCAGGGTGTTGATCAACTCAGGGCCAAGCAAATACTCATCCAGCCAAACGCCCACATTATGCCAATTAGGAGAGCGAGAACCCAACTCCGCTCCCTCCAAGATGGTCGGGTTGTTCTGGTACTGGGAGTAGGTCTTAAATATGATCTGAGAGCCGTTGGGTAGGATGAGCGATGAGTCGGTAAAGCCATTCTTCTTCGTGTAACTGATGTATGTCCCGGAGGATGTCTGCTTCGTGCGTAGCTCCGCTGGAAGCCAATCCCACACGGCACTCTGCTGCTGGCGAATACTGACCTCGGAAGTCTGTGCGAAGCACATGATCTCGGCGTTGGGGTTTTCTATAGCAGCACGCACCACAGAGAATGCGCCCCACTGCGTCTTGCCGCTGCGGTTGCCGCCTAGTGCCACAATCTCGTTTACCTCCTGTAACTGATCCTCTGCCTTCGCCCAGTGGGGGAGTCGGAAGCCAAAGCGGTATGGATCGCGTTCTGCGTTGTCTACGGCTTCGTGGTAGACCCTGTGAAGCTCCACAAGGTCAGCAGGCTCCATGAGGGAAATCTCCTCATCGGTCGGCGGGGAAAGGATCTGGTGGGTGCGCCACTTCATTTTGTCTTATATGCGTCCGTTTCCATGAGGATGTCGATTATCCGATAGACGCTTCCGCATTCAGGGCATCCAAATGCATCATCCTCTGGAGGGAATGAACCTCGGTTGCCGTCAATAAAATGAAGTTCGCGATGCCTGTGGCAGTACCTACATATGCCTATGTGTGGCTCAATGTGCTTCTCCAGCACCACATTCCAAACCTTGGCGTTGAACTTCTCGGCCAAGTACGAGGCGTAGGCTAGGGTGTTGCACTTGTGCTGAATGCCGTCCTGCTCCACCACATAGTGGTGAAATATCGGCCCATCAAATCTAGATTCTGGTTCCGGGATCATGCGACAATTTCAGCCTCGACTGCCTTCGCCTTCACCTTGCTGGCAATGCGAGATTTAGCCTCTGCGATCATCTTGGCGGCATCGTCGATACTCGCCCCCTGCCTGTGTTCCACGACCGCAGTAGCCATGCCAGAGAGTTGCATGGACTTGTCCGTTAAAACGCCAACAGTGATCGCCAGTCGGTCGGGGGAGATGTTCTTGAGTTGTTCGGGATCGTCGGACAACTGGTCTGCCTTCGCGAACAGCAGGTCGGTGTAGGTCTCCGCCGCCATCGCATATTTCTGCGAGAACTCCTTCCGCTTAGTCTCCAGAGTGTCGCTGTGCCGCCACATGAGCGACCGCACGGTGTCACGGGCAAGCCCTGTGATCTCGGAGGTGGACTTGATAGACTTCCCCTGTGCGAGCAGCCAGAGGCATTTTGCCGCCGCCTGCGGGTTCCAGAACTCCACACGCTGCCTGTTGCCGTGTTCCTCGGCTCGACGCATGACCTCTGCGAACCATTCTTGATCTGGTTCTGCGGTTAGTTTCTCGCTCATGGTGGTTAGTTTTACTTCAGCTTCGCGGCGTTTGCAATAGCTGAAGCGTATTGAATTTGACCCCTTGCTGATTTCTTGGATGGAACAGAAGCACGAATTGGGAAGTCGGTATGTTGTTGCGTCATGATTTGACCTTTGGTTTTTGGAAATGTCTCTTCAACAACTTGATAATACCCAAGCTTTGCGACTGGTTTACCTTTCAATACATATCCATATGACATGTGCTCTGGAACCCCGGCTTCTTTTGCTGTCATAATCTTCTCATCAGCACCTAGTGGATCAAACTTTATAATTGCAACCGCAGCACCCGTTGGGATTCCTTTGAATGCTGGCTCCTCAATGTCGTTAACGATTTTTCGAGCATCTGGAAATCCAAGTTTTGCCATTTTTTGAGATAATAATGCTTGGTATGCTATTTTCTCTCCTTCAGATTTAGTTGTAGTTTTCGACTTCTTAAAGTAAGTTGCTCCACGCTCAATTTGAGGCATTGATAGAATGGCTTCTTTTGCCTCTTCCAATGAATTCCATTTATCAGCGTGTTTTGCTACCCACGGGTTCTTTTTGACATCCTTGCCTTCAAGTGTTTTGTAAACAGTTCTGCGAGCAGCATTCAACTCGGTTAGTGCAAGTGCCTTTGAGATTTGTTTATTTTCTATAGCATCAGAAAGAATTTTAAACCAGATATTTGCAAATGTTTTGTTTCCAACAACATTTCCTTCCTGCATTAGAACCAACTTAACATACCCTTTATTTTGTGCTGCTCTATTTGCAACAGTTCTAGCAACCCCTGTAGAGTTAAATGCCCATACCACACCATTATCTAGGTTTTCCTTGATTGTTGGATAGAACATTCCTCCCTGCAGGTCGATTCCCATGTACTCACCAACCCTCATGCGATCAATGTGGATTGCCGCCAAGGTTGGTGTTTCTTTCTCAATTTCAGCCAGAAGCCTTGGTGTCATCGTTGGGAATGCATCACGATCAGATTCAGGCATGAATCTCACTTGACGCGAGAGCATCCTATCCCAAGGAATTGGGTTGCCAGTTAATGGCAGAGATTGCACATCAGAATCTGGAGCGGGTGTCCCTTGCTCGGTAGTTTCGTCTGGTCGATCAACTACTTTTACTTCAACATCACCCTCTGGCATATACCGCATATCCCTACTCCCCACATCAAACCGCTTGCTCAACGGGATGACATTGCCAGAGTCGTCGCGGGTGATGGGGTCTGCGGATTTGATTTGATTTGGTGAAAACACAGCTATTTCATCTCCACGCTTCCAATCTTTACCTCCTGATGCGGAATCAAACCCTGCACTTTTTAATTTAGATGCCATATCAGGGGCCATGAAGGAAGACGAAAGAATGTTTTTACCTTCAATTGCTCTAGCTCTAGCAGAAATAAATACAGGACGAGTTTTCCCACTTCGGCCTTCACCCCATGAGTCTGCTGCCGCTTTACTGCTCGTTGTGTAAAAGGCTCCACGATTTTCGTCTATGCCGATATTTTCAGAAAAATTCCATCGTTTTTCATATCCAGCGATTCTTGCAGCCTCATCCACCATCCTCTGCTGAGTCTCCACATCACCAGACTCCACAGCTTTCATGTAGTCGGAGTCTAGTTTCTCTGGCATGAAGCGCAAGTCTTTAGAGGTGTCAACAATAGTCAACGCCGGAACTGTTTCTGGCAATTTTTCACCTTTGGCGTTTAAAACACGCAACGCATCATACCTACTAGATCCTTCAAGAACATATGGATATTTATCATTCTCCCAAACCAAAATCATTGGTGATTGAATTCCGTTTTTCTTTATTGATTCAGCTAGCTCTAATGTTTTTTCTTTTCCACCAGAAAAATATGTTGGATATTTTTTATTTTGAGTATCAATAATAAAGTCTATCGGAACATCTCTAGTCCCCATTTCTTCAAATTCATCTAGTGATGATTTAATAGAAGAAACATTTGGTATTGGTTCTTTGTTTTTAGATATTGGGAAATTCTTAATTTCATTAGTAATTTCTTTGTATCCAATCTTCTCTGGCATGAAGCGGTTTTGCGCCTGTGGCTCCATCCACCCGATAGCATCCGCGGGATACGACTCCAGCATCGCCTTGGATGTGATGGGGATCAGCTTCTCATCCATCTCGTTGATCGCAAACATCTGCTTGCCATCTGCCCACAGACCTTGAGCCTCCTGCTTGTTGGCTACGGGGTTGAGGTCTTCTGGGGAGACACCCTCTGGCATGAACCGCATCTGACCAGTCTGCGAAATCTTCCGCATCTCTGGGGTGATGTTCACTTTCCAGATTGGAATGCTGCCAGTCTCCGCTTCCTCGCCGCTCATGATGTCGGGTTCCACGGATTGCGTCATGTCCGCCTTCTCGACCTTTCCACCGAACTGCTTGACATACTTGCCAACCTCTTTCGGGAGCATGTTGTCGTAGAAGCCCTCAAAACCCTCTTTCCGTGGCATGGATACGCCGGAATCCTCCGTCGCCATTTTTTTCCACAACTTTGCGCCGAGGGCTTCGGGGTTCTGCCCTTCGGTAAGAGACGGACGAATGGCTTCGACAAACTGCGCTTCCGTTGTGACGGTTTTCGAGTTCTGCGGATTCAGGTTTCGCGCATCCGCTTCGCCTTCGAGGTCGATCCCGGCAGCGTTGCCTCCGTGCTGCGATTTTGCGTTGATAAGGAAAGTCCCATCTGACTGCTTTGCCCACTCGATCCGCTCCGTCCCCCATCGGTCGATGTGGGGTTGCGCCGTGGTAAATCCGATCCAGTCCTTGCCACTATCCACCGCATCACGCAGTGCGCGTTTGAATAGTTGGATGGGCCAAGTGGTGCGGAAGGGTGCGTCTGCGACACCATCAACATTTGATTTTTCTCTCAAGAATGACTCAACATCAAAGTCTTCTAGTTTCTGTTCGACTTTATCTTCACGATACCCCTTCTTCCTCCCTTCCTGATGCCTGTCAGACTGGAACTCCTCGACGAACAAGCCCTCGCTACCATCGTCCAGCGTACGCTCGTTTGTACGCATGTGGGCGACATAGTTGGGAATGTCGGGGAAGTGGGAGGAGGTGTACCCAGACACCTCATCTGTTGGCGTTATATTTGCTAGGTAATCTGAATCTTTAAGTTGCTTTAATTCAACCAAAGCCTCTTCCCTATTTTTATATGTTCCAACAATATCACCTCTGCCATTTCGCAATGTATATCCAGATGTTTTAGCCATCGCCAGCACCACCTCGCGGTAGTTCTCGCCGCCGGGGAGGACATATTGGGAGAATTTTGGAGAAAATGATTGCTTACCCCAAGCTATCCTTCTAGCTTCTGATTCGCCTGTGGCATCAGATACAACATTCCCATTTGGGTCAATAACATCACCTATTCCGTATTGTGATTCTGGGTCTTCCCTAAATGACCACCCAGATGGAAATCCTTCTGGCAGTTGATCAAATGCAGTAACCTCCTCAAACCTCACCCTACCCTCGTTACGAAGGTAGTTAAGAAGATCCTCCTTGGACACCTTGCCGTCCTTCTCCAGACTCGCCAGTGCCTGCTCTATGCCGCTCCACTTGATCTCGTCTGCCTTCACTCCACTTCCCCGTGTCGGGTCGATGGTGGCCATGATCTGTTGCGCTGTGGCGCGGGTGGGAACCTTGTCGGTGATGACGCGATCCAGCTGGGAGTAGAACTTGTCCTCGTCCACACCCTCTGGCATGAAGCGGGTTGGGGTCTGCTCACCCTCTGGCATCGCTCGCTGGGCTTCTGGCATGCGGACTTGGCTATCCTCGTAGCTTGGAGTGTAGCGTAGATCCTTTGGCTCGCCATTCTCGTCTAGGATTGGCTCACCTTCTGGCATGAAGTTCACCTTCACTAGGTGGTTCTGGTAGGGAAGGTTAGTGCGTCCTTCCAATTCCGTAGCCTTGTTGATGCGGTCAATGCGATATGTCTTAACCACGGCATTCTTAGCCTTCTCTGCGGCTAGTAGCGGGTTGATGTCCTTCTGACCCTTGCCTACATTCCCAAACACGGTGTTGATGAAGTTCTTGCGGACTTCCCACTCGTTTCCGTACCTGCTCTTGAAATAAGCATCTGTTGGTTCGTTGCGACCATGATTCTCAATCACTTGGTTCACATCGTTTAGAATCTGCTCTGCATTTCCCTTGTACAGGGCTTGTCCACGCTTGCTCGCCGCTTTCTCAAAAGCGTTAGCATGCAGCTGCTGGACGCTCATGAGACGCACTAGCAGGTTACCATCCTTGGTGATCTTGATGCCATATGGGACAATCTCACGCATGGAAACTCCCAGTGTGTCGTAAGCCACACGCTTGCCCTTGCGTTTCTTGGTAGCAGGTTGGTTGAAAACTAGGAATCTGCGCCCGGTGTTCTCCTTGGCTGCACCATTAAGAAGATCTAGCTGTCGAAGTTGCGCGTTATTAAACCTCCCGGATGCACGAAGTATTTGAATCTGACGATCCGTAAGATATTCACCAGTCCATGAATCCTCTTCTGGGTTGAATCTCAACTCACCCGGCTCAAGTGTCTCTCCACGATTAAGTCTGTTTTGTTGGTCTTCAACTAGCAACAATCCAGAGGTTGCCCTGAGTTTTTCCGTTTCATCCGAAAGCGGAATTAACTCGCCATTTCTATCACGCAAAGGAACGCCATTCTCATCACTTTCAAACATGGATGGCATTTCATTCAAAATCGGGTCATCTTTCCCGCTAATAGGAATCATATGCCCTTCAGACTCACCCTTAGTGACTTTTGCGACATGCATGGGGCGGCCAGCAGACTCGGAGATCATCTTGCGGAATAGCTTCTTCATCTCTGGAATCTCGCGGATTCCTTCCGCCAGCAGACCATTTCCGTAGACTGCTCGTCCGTTCTTGTCTGTAGCCCCACCAAGCTTGTAAAAGAAGTCCTTGATGATTGGTGCTTGCTGCAGGATGGCATTCCCAAATGACTGCATCTTGCGGGTTACCAGCATGCGTCCAGCTTGTTTTCCAAGCTCACCAGTTTCGGCCATGCCCATCATGTCGTCTGCCATCGAGTCCACGAAGTACTCAATTGCAATATCATTGTCCGTAGGTGGCGTAAATGCGCGTTCTCTTGCAGGAATCTTCTCGCCTGCAGCAATCTTTTGGTTTATTTGCCTATTGTGTTGAGCCTCCAGCCTGCGCGTGTACTCATCCTTAAACGCTTGAAAATTTTCATCAAGCTTACCATCTTTCCCGCGCAGAAGACCACCAGTCTGAACTCCATCTCCAACGAGGGCTGCGGCAACGCCACCTTCCATTTGGTTGCGAACCAAGATGTAGTGGTTGATCTCATGAGCCAACAATGGCTTGAGAGGGTTGCGTGCCATCGGGTTGATGAATGCGGTGTTGCTTGCTGGGTCAAAAGCACCTCCACCTTGGTCGGTAAAACGAATGTTGAGGTTTGGGAATGATGCTGAGTAAGTTCCAATAGAACGCTTCATTCCGTCATTGAGAGCATTGAATGCAACTCGTTGGCTACCATCTTTCAGATTACGATAGAAGTTTATCGCATCGCCACGCTGTAGTTTCTTAATGCGTTCTTGCGAGCCAGCAGTAATTCCACCAAGTGCAGCACCAGTTCCGCCAAATACCACAGTCTCGGCTGCGGCTTGCTTGAGTGTATTCATGTCCATCTCTCCGCCTTCTGAAATCCATTGGAAGGCAAGATCAACAGGATATGCAGCAGCCATACCCTTTGTCACATCACCAGCAAAACCAGTAACTCTGCTGCCAAGTGTGGAGGTGTCCATTAGGTGTGCAATCGACCTTGGCACGGCTCCGAGCGTCTCGTAATTTGCCACCCGTTGCCAGAATGGTATTTGGCTGCGTGCGTTTGCTGTCTCTTTGCCAATCATCCTCACAAAGTGTCCAGCACCTTTCAAAAATGGTGCGGTAGACCATGCAGTGCGAATGGCAGCAGGAACAAACGCAGCCGGGCCAAGTCCCATTGCAGCTCCAGCACCACCAAGACCAGATAGCGAAGAAATTCGGTTCATCGCATTCCACGCTTTATCTGCGCCGATCTTGGAGGCTAATGCGGAAAGGCCTTTGTCGATTCCAATCATTGCCATTCCAGCACCCTCAACAAGACCACCAATTGCTTGTATTGGGAGACCGGGCAGTTCTTTAGCCCTCTGCGTTACAAATTTGATCTTGTCAGCTACAGCGGCATCCTGAGCCAATTTAGCAGCCTCGTCGGAAGCCCTTGCAATCTCGTCAGTAAGACCTTGAACTCTCGCCCCGGCATCTAGACCCTTCGTGCGAAGTTTATCAGCAAGTTTACGGGTGGAATTAGCTCGCTCTGGAAGCCCAAGCCTAGAATACTTGTCGGCCTGACGCTCGGCAAACAATGCCTCCTGTTCGGCTTTTTGAGCCAGATAATTGGTTTGTGCTAGGTGGCTATTTAGACCAGTTACTCGCTGACTAGCCTCTAATGCTCTAGCGGCTTTAGCCTCAGACTCTAGAAGCTTTCGTGAAATTGGTTTGAACGCTTGAGCTAGTCCTTTGCGTGCAACTCCAAATCCAACTCCAGCAGCAACAGCCTCAGGTGCTAATGGGTTGACAATTGAAAGTGCCAATCCAGCCTTTCTTCCTTCCTCAATGGCACGCTGCGTTTCTTCGTCTCCAAGTGTGACTTCAGCTTGCTTTCTGCCCTCAGCAAATTGCGTTTTAACACCGATTACTTTGGTAAGCTCATCAGCAACTTCTGATGTATTGACCTTTTCCATGTCTGCCATATCACGATCAAATTTTTGATCAAGATATGCTACTTGATAGTCCTGCATCACCCCTTCATTAAAGGTTTTTGCCCACAGCTTGTCTTCTGCGGTAACCAAGCCTTTTCCGATGGTTGTTGTTGAGATAGCCATGTCTTTGACTATCTCTTCAGCTTTGATGCGCCTTTCTGCTTGCTGTTCTGGTGTAAAAGTTCCCCCAGATGAAGCGTCAAGCAAAGCTAGTTCACCAATTGCTTTGGCTCCTTTTCCAACATCGGATGCCAACTGCTTAATGCCATCCCATAGCCCGATGTCTTCTTGCTCATCAAGATTTAGTTTTTTGGACTCAATATACAGGTCAATGTTCTCTTCCTTCAGCAGGTCGTCCCTGCTCGCCATCAGTGCCTTTCCTGTATTGTTCAGCGTATAGTCATCGTTAAGTGCGCCAACCTTTCTCAATGAAAGTGCCATCTGACCATTCTCTGTAACCTGCCCGTCCGGGGTGGCATACCCACGCGCAACTAGATCCTCAACAGAGTTTACAGCTGGGAACAACTGGTTGTCATACCATGGTTGATTGTTCGCATTGTAAGTTGGTACAGCAAAGTCTTGAGGAAGTGCCGCAACATCCTCTGGAGCGGCATCCTTTACAGCCATGCTCAGGCTGTGTTGTTCAAGGGCTTGTTTTAGTGCGTCCCGTTGTTGTGGGGTCATTGTGGTTATCGTGTTGGAAAGAACAAAGATTCAAGTCCCATTGGAGTAACCACAGATGGTTGTGATTGCGGTTGGGCTTGTGGTGCTGGTTGAGTTGTACCAGTACCCTGTCCACCTTGCAATCTGCTTTTTAGGCTATTAACCCTGTTGAAGTATTGAATCTCATCCCGGAACAATGGAACTGATTCTGGGTTGTTAAGGATGTCTTCAGCTTTGGTTTTCTGCCTTTTTGATGCTGGTGTTGTATCAGTAGCTGGGGTCATCGGCATGACCTCAAACACACTTTCATCCAATCCAAGTTTCTTTCCAGCCCTTACGGAATCGCTTGAGATACGCATGAGAGTCTGCTGTGCTGACTTCCAGTCCTGTACGAGATCAAGGTCATTCACTGCCCGTTGCAACGCCATCGTTTCCTTTTCTGACATGCCAGCAGCAGTCCCGCTTTGGGCCTTGATGTCACGCATTGCCTGTACCAAGTCCTGTCCCTTTAGGTTGTTGTACAGGGCATACACTCCACCTTGAGTCCTTGCTAGTTCGTCCAGCTTTTGCTGTGGAATGGACTGACCAAAAACCTTATATGCTTCTGGATGGTTTGCCAGTTTTTGCGCAGTGTCAAAACGGCTCAAAATCGTGTACGCAGCGGAGCGATCACCAACACGCTTTGCCGCTTTATTGATTGCAGCTACATTGCGCTGATTGTACTCCGTTTCCGACATGACCTGTGCGCCTTTGGACTCTGGCTGCATCAAAAGTTGCAATTGCAACTCGTCAACCACATCCTGTGAAGGGGCAGTTTTTGGGTCTTGGTACGCTTGATTTAGTGCGCTATTGTAAAGGTTTTGCTTTCTAGGAGTAAGCTCGGTAAGTCTTTTCAGTTCTTCGCTAGAAGCTTGTGCCTGTTTTACTTGCGACTCTTTCGCCATCAACCCAAGACCAGCACTTTTTTGCTCTGGTTTAGGTTCCTGTTCTCCAATACGCTGCACGCCACCTTCTGGTGTTGGTGGAACTGTGGTTAGTTCTTGGAAGCTTGGTGGGCGGGTTCTGGAAGCTTCTGGAGGAAGTTGTTCTGACTCTGGAAGAGGTGGAAGCACATTTCCTTCTGGGTTCAATGCTCTATCAATTGCATTCAAGTCAATTTGCTTGTATGCTGGTTTAGGAATTGGTTTTCCAGAACTATCTCTTAAAACGCCAGACTCATCGAGTAATTGACCTCCTTTAGTTCTAGTAAATCTCGATACCACGCCAGATTCATCTTCAGAAATCATGATTTGTGGCTTCCCGCTTGGATCTTGTGCTGGTTTGCGAAGTTCTGCAGCCTGTTGAACTATAGACGCAAGGTTGCTTTTATGGGCTTGAATTGTGTTTTCTGATTCTGGAGTAGGATTAAGCAGTGCTGACTCAATTCCAGTAATGCTTGGATTGATTATTTCTGCTGGAATATCAAGTCGTTCTGCCTCTGCAGTTAATTGACCAATGTTAAGAAGATCCGCTCCAGCTTCACCGGGAAGAACTAATGGCTCCTCTGCCCCCGGAAGCATCATACCTTGATTTGGTTGCCCGGCCAATGCCGCATCACCTTGTGACATATCCACTCCGCGACCTGTACTGGCTGCTTGTGATATGGCACTGGTGTTGTAAGTTGGTCTAGTAGCTGTCTGCCTTCCACCACCGAAGTACGCAGGGCGCATTCCCATCTGGGCTTCCTGCACAGCAACTGCACGGCTGCTCACATTCTGCTTCAGCAAGTCTTGCACACTAGCACCCAAAGCTCCACGAACCTGCACGGGGGTGTTCTCGTCCTTCATGGAGAAGATGAGGTTGTCGTAGTAAGGTGCTTGTTGTGGATCCATGATCTTCGCGGCTTCCGCGATCTTGATCCCAAGCTGTGCTGACTTTTTAGCCTCCCCCTGCTGCTTGAAGTAGTCACCTACTTGACCAACCATTCCAGCAATGCCCTGCGCTCCAGCCATCGCAAGATCCTTATACGCAGCCACGGAAGGCCCGTAGTCTGGCGATTGATATGGTGCTGTTTGTACTTGTCCTGCAAATAGTGCCATGATTTTGCTTTCTTAAACGATGTATGCTTTTTGTGGAGTGCCATACCCAATGTTCTGGTTATACAGATTGGCCCCGTAATTGTATAGACCTGTATTTCCTGTTTGCCCACCAATAGAAGACAATCCTCCACCAAGCATACTTCCGTAGCTTCCACCACCCATGTTCATTCCAGCACCCATCATAGAGCTTCCAATGCTACTCCACATTTGTGCTTTAGCTTGTTGGTTGGCGAGGTTGGTCTGGTAGACTGCTTGTCTGTATTGGTTCTCTGCTCCAGCAGATTGCTGGGCAAGATTGAGGGGCATATTAAAATCAAAATTTCCAGATGCCGCTGGGCCTCCAGACATTGCCGATGCCGCGCCCGCAGTCCCAAGTTTATAAGCCAATGGCGCATTGCTTAAAAGATTCATGCCGGGAGTGGTGTAAAACTGATTGGCTCGATTAAACAACTCTCCGCTGGCTAAACTTGCTTCACCACGAAGTGCCTGTCTACGCGCACCAACATCAGCAATGTTTCCATATGCTGCTTGCGCTGCTTGTTGTGCTTCCGCCCTGCGAGCGGACTTTGCAGCTTCACGATTCATGATCTCAGATGCAATAGCTGAATTTCCACCAATGCGTCCAGCCGCAGCCGCAGCCTCTCTTGCTTGTTGCTGAGTCGCCCGTTGCTCTTCCGAAGAAAGAGTCCCACGACGAGCGTAAGCTTCTTCCGCCATTGTTCCAAACATACCAGTGTATGGGGATGCCTCTTTTTGGAACTCAGACTCAAGCCCTTGTGCGCGTTCTGCGTAAAGGTTTTGAAGTTGAATAGATCGAGCTTGCTCTGGTGAAAGGCTTTCCATTAACCCACGGGTCAACGGTGCTTGCTTGCGCATTGTTCCTAGCTCGCCAGCACGGATTTGAGCGACATTTCTTGCGGCTTGTTTCGCTGCTCTTAGTTCTAACGCAGATTGCTTATTAAGAAATTGGTTGCTTTGACGAAACATTTGGTTCATCAACTGCGGCCCAAATTGGTTTTGCAGTCCGATAAAACCGGGTATGTTTTGTTGGTAGTAATCTAGCAGCCCTCTTCCAGCCTTGTTCGCCTCAGTTTGCCCGGTTAATGGATTAACATCAAACAAGCCAACGGGAGGAGGCGGTGGTGCTGCTTTGGATTTTTTTCTACCAATAAGTGATGATACAATTCCAGCCCCAGCCAACGCAAGCGGAACCCAGCAATAATTGTATTCTGCATCACTATTTAATGACTTTAAACACAAACCAAAAATCACAAGGAAAACAACCTTGCTGATGTTGTAAATTTTATTTTTATTCATAAATTGCTATTGCTTTAGCTAGGTGTTGATTCACTTTACTGCACTTTTGCTTTTAACTCGTCAATTTGCTGTTGCTGCTCTTTGATTGCATTTACAAGCAAAGCCACCATTGTTTCATATCTGATTGATTCTGGTTGCCCATCGGAATTTTTATAGACATACTCATTGAACCCTAGACCATCTAAGTCTTCAGCAATAAAGCCAGCGTTGATGATGTCCTCACCATTGTACTTAAATGTTACTGGGTTAAGTTTATTTAGTTCATGTAATCCCTTTGAGTAACCCTCAATTGAGTTCTTGTACCTTAACGATGAAGATGCTGACCGAATATCACCACTGCCATCAATTACCAAAGTGGTTCCAGTTCCCGCTGCGTTGCCACTGGTATTTCTTAACCCTCCAACAAAGTGGTGGGTATTTGTAGGTGAAGCTGTGTTATATCCATACCTTGTTGATCCGGTAAGATATGTCCAACCACTTCCTTGATTGTTTATCGATATATTCCCATTTGTGCCGCTTGTTCTTTGAATGCTAGCATCAATTACAGTGCCTGCGTCAGAATAGAAATATATTGAAGATGTCCCTGAAACTGTTCTATTATTTCCAATTAGAACATTGGCATCACCCGCCCCTATTCCACTTCCTGCTATCAATGATCCATTAGATGTAACTCCACCAGCGGTAAGCGTTGTAACAGTTATATTTGGCTCTAGTTTTGCTGATGTCACATTAGCGTCAGCAATCTTTGCGGTGGTTACATTGGAATCCGTGATAGCAGCAGTAACAACGGAGTTGGCTGCCATCTCATTTGATGTGATGCCCTGTGAGCGAACTTTTAGTTGTCCAGACGCAACCTCCAACGTAGTGCCAATAATTGCACTTGAAGTCATTGTTGTCTGGTCGATGATATTATTCATCTTTGCGCTAGTAATAGTATCAGTAGCGGCAAATGTGTAGGTTGTATCAACTGCGCCCATATTATTTTTGTGATAGAATTTGTCTGTTAGTAATGGAACCTGCCACTTGAATAGAGTGGATCTTAGGTGAACCGATAGTCCTTGTCAATGTGATAGTCCCAGTATAGCCGCGCTGACCACCAAGTCTGCACCTAATGCTTGCGGTTTCGGCCTCGCCGGGACTATTGGGTGATAGAATCTGCCCACCAAGGAATCTGGTGGTAGTGCCAATACTCTCTGCTGAGTCTGGGTCTTCGGTGGCAAACGCAATATCGTACTCGCCAGTTTCTCCAGCTAGGTTCTGCATTTGAACTTGTGCGTCTGTAAACCTCTTGCGTTCAAGGGTCTTGAAGTCGTACCCACGGCTAGTCACATACGAGTTAATCGTTGGGGTAACCACGCCAGTGTCCTCATTCGTGACGCTCAAGCGGTCTACGGACGAATCGGCAGCGTCAATTTGGTGCAGGCCGCCATTGGAGCTAACAGCGTACAAGTTATTGCGAACGCCAGCACTTGCCGTGATGAAGTTCTTGATCAAAAACCTAGAATCTCCATAGGTATCAAGCGACTCCCATCCTTTATTCAAGAAGTTGTAGATCAGAACCGCGTTATTTCCACGGGCATCATTTCCTCCAGCCACGGAATCCAGCGGAACTGCGATGTAATAGCGGTTGTTGAAGTAAACCGCTACCGATTCACCCGCAAGGTTCTTGTTAATGCGGTCGATATACGGCTGGATGTTCTTGGAAAGTGGTTCCTCCG